TTCATATCCTTTTACTTACACCATATCATCTGCAAGCACATGGACAACAATTTCTGTAACAATTGCTGGCGATACATCGGGAACATGGGCAACAAATAACACAATTGGAATAAATGTAATATTTGGTCTAGGTGTTGGTTCAACATTAAGTGGGACTGCGGGTGCATGGGCTGGTTCAAATTATTGGTCAGCCACAGGTGCAACATCCGTAGTAGGCACAAGTGGTGCAACATTCTACATAACAGGTGTTCAATTAGAAGTAGGAACAAACGCTACTAACTTTGACTATAGACCGTATGGGACTGAGTTAGCACTTTGTCAACGCTATTACGAAGTTTTTTATTCTGATAATGCTGGTGAAGCCGCTTTTGCGTGTCCTAATAGGTGGATATGGTTTTTTAAAGTACAAAAAAGAGCAACCTCTACGTTTGCACTTGTTGGAGGCGGCAATTGGCAAGTTGCAACACCAGCAGTCAATGGCGGAATTTCATCAGTTGGTGCATATAGTGCAACTGCAAACTATTATCTAAACAGCACATCAAATACGATAGCTGGTTCTGCAAGTGCGGAGTTATAAAATGTATAAATTACAAGCAAATTTTGATTTAAATGGCAATTTAATCCCTGCAAACACAGTTATTAAAGATGGTTGTTTGTGGATTCCATTTGACTCAGCCAACACAGACTACCAAGCATACCTAGCGTGGCTTGCAGAAGGCAATACACCAATTCCAGCAGATGAAGGAGTAGCATAATGGCTGTCACAATCAACGCAAGCACGAGTGCAGGTCTAGTAATGACATCAGACTTGAGTGGTCAACTTCAACTTCAATCTAACGGTGTAGCAATAACTGTACCAACGACAGCAGGAACAATGTTAGTTGGTGGAACACCTAGTGCAAGTATTTTATCTACAGTTACTAATAAAATTGCTGTAAATATAGGTGGAACTACTTATTATTTATTAGCATCAACATCAGGAACTTAATATGACTATATTAGTTGATGGCACAAATGGATTACAACCACCAGTCGTTACTACTACGCAAAAAAACGCATTAACTGTAGTTGCTGGTTATGTTGTTTATGACTCTACTTTAAACAAACTCTGTGTGTATACAGGTTCTGCTTGGCAGACAATCACATCGGTGTAATCTATGTTTCCTTTAGACGCACTTCTTGGCATCGGTGGTAAATTAATTGATCGTTTCTTTCCTGACGAGAATCAGGCAAATGAAGCGAAACTTAAACTTCTTGAGATGCAACAGAATGGTGAACTAGCCAAAATACAAGCTGATATAGCAGAACAACAAGAGCTTACCAAGCGTCAACAAGCAGACATGGCATCTGACTCTTGGCTATCTAAAAATATACGGCCTATGACTCTTATAGCGATATTACTAGGCTATTTTACATTTGCGATGATGTCAGCCTTTGGCATAGAAACAAACAAGTCCTACGTTGAATTATTAGGTCAATGGGGAATGTTGATTATGTCATTTTATTTTGGTGGTAGAACGCTTGAAAAAATTGTGGATATGAGAACAAAATGAATAAAGATAAATTATCACAGTACGTTACGATGATTGCAACTGTAACGCTTTCTATCATATTATTAAGTATGGTGTTTGTGATGTTGATTGGTTTGTTTCACAATGACGTAGACAATACTAAGATATTTGAAGCTATTACACCAGCGTTTCAGACAATTGTCGGTGGTTTTATTGGACTTATTACAGGCATAAAAATTGGTGAATCAGATGACAAATAAATTGATTCCAATTGCTCTTTTGACGATTGACGAAGCAACAAAAATGCCGTTTTTAAAGTTTATTAAGCCTTTTAATTTTAATCCTAAACATTTGCAGCAAGACATTTTTTTATATATGAAAGATAGAAGCTCAAATGATAACAAGTGAATGGAAAAATTATGATAGAAAATTGGGATAAATCTTGCGACATGGTATTGGCTCATGAAGGCGGCTATTTTTTTCTTGTTAATTTTAAAATAATTTGCCTAGCATGACATCCAGTTATTCCAAACAACTTGCCAAGTTCTTCATAATTTGGATTATATTTGGCATGAACATTTCTTATGGAATCAATAAATTGGTCGCTATATTTAGTAAGATTACAATTTACTCCATGTTGATTATTAAGATTTGTATTTCTTGCATGGGTATTATTTTCTTTAAAAGTAGCCCATTCCAAATTTTCAATACAGTTATTAATTTTGTTTCCGTCTTTATGATTTACTGTCATTCTATATTCAGGCTCGCCAAAAAATGCTTCAGCAACAACACGATGAGCAAGTTTTCTATGTTTTGTGTCAAAAGATATAGAGTAATAACCATGACTTCCAATACAGCCTTTAATCAATTTTTCTTTAAGCCATCCAGTTCTTCCATCTTTATAAACAATTTGTCTTTGCAATGCTTTAAATCTGCCTAAAGATGAAACTTCATAACGACCTTCAAATCCAACAACTGATTTCCATATCTCTTGCATCATTAACCTCATCTATATCATTAGGATAATAATACCATGAACGAAAACTTTGAACAATCTTTTAATCTTGTTATTAAGTCGGAAGGCGGTTTCACTAACGATCAACGTGATTCAGGAAACCACTTACCAGACGGCAGACAAGGCTCAACAATGCTAGGTTGTACACAAGCTAATTGGGAAGCATATGTTGGGCATAAAGTCACTCAAGACGATATGAAAAAGCTGACTAAAGAAGATGTCAAGCCACTTTATAAAAAGAATTACTGGGATGCAGTATCTGGTGACTTATTGCCAAGTGGTTTAGATTACGCAGCGTTTGATTTTGCTATTAATGCAGGGCCTGGTGCTTCAAGAAAAATGATCCAAAAAGCATTAGGCGTAGTTGCAGATGGTTCAATTGGGCCTAATACATTAGCAGCTATTCAAAAAGCTGACGCTAAAGAACTGATGCACAAGTTTAGTGATGCTAAAACTGCCTTCTATAAAAGTCTTGGAAATTTCAACGTATATGGTGCTGGCTGGCTCAGGCGTGTAGCAGAAGTGCAGACTGTTGCAGACAAGATGATTGGCTAGTGAAATGGTGGTATGTTGATTTAGGAATAGCCATCATTTTGATGGCCATCATTGTGCTATTTATTTTTTGGTAACTTGTAGTGTTCCCATTTTTCAATAAACCAAGGATTTTTACTTGGTGGTAGCCATCCTAATCGTTCAAAGCGTTTTATAATATCAGTAGCTTCAGGCTTTATCCAAATAAAGCGTTGTGGATCAAGTATTTTTGCAGGTGTCATTTTTTACTCCTATTTTTGCAAGCTTCTTTATAAGCTTCAGGTATGTCTTTTAGCTGACAGTCATAAGCTGATTGTTTTTCAAATGCAATAAAAAGTATAATTGCTATTATTGCAATACCCATAATTAATGTAACAACGATACTGCGCCAGAGTATCATTGTCATTTTTTCGTCAGAATGGTACGTCATCTTTCAAGTCCGCTAATGTTGTTGGAAATTCACCATTTGGTTTATCTTCAGGTTCGTTTAAATAAGCCATTAATGAGCCTTCTTTTAACGCTAACAATGGTAGTGTCTCAAGTTTAAGCATTAAGCCGTTCTTAGTCTCTATAACGACTCCTATTGACTGATATTTCTTCTTAGACTTACCATCTTTATCTGTGTATTCAGACGTTGCAGCTTTTACATAATATTTAATACCCATATTAACTTCCTTTCATCAATTTCACTTCATCAAAAACTTCTATTAAAAACTTCATTACTTCTGTTTCTATTTCATCAATCATTGTTTGATCACGTTCTACACGTTGAATAAACAACTGACTACGTTCAGGCATACGAGGATCAAAACTGACAAAATCGCACCATTTTCTACCTGTACAAGCCATTTGTGTCTGCATCTGAATCATGTATTTAGATGGTGGCTTATTGTCTTTAATGATTGCCCAATGTGTTGCAGAATTGGGACATTTGATTTCAATAAGACCGTCATTATTAATTAAACCGTCTGGACTACAGCCAAACCATTCAATAATGTCATGCTCAACAAATGCAATCTGATCTACAAAGTTGCCTGTTTTGACTTCATATGCAACTCGTGCTTGTGGTTCTGTTGCTGTACCCCATGCCATAGCATCGTTTGTATAGCCTTGTTCTATAGTGCCTGTTACTCGCTGCAATGCTAATTCAATTAAATAATTGTTACGACTTGCAGATGGGCCAGTTTTAGTTTTAGCCATAATGTCTGCTACACGACTAGCAGTCACTTTGCCTAATCTGAGTTGATGCCAGGCTTCTGTTCCTTGTTCAATCATTTGTTTCTCCTACAATCTTGTTTTTCTTTAGTTGTAAAGTCAGGGCTAATTTCTGCTAATTCACAGTTCTTAACTCCCCAATGCGTAGGTTTTTCTGCTAATGATGCAAAAAAAATAACAAACCCACACATAAACGTAGCCAGTATTAGTGCAAATGTTTTCATTTCTCACCTGCTTTTTTTAATATAGCTCTAGCAAACTCAATTTGAAAATAACCCCAGCGTGTAATATCGCGCCCAACTTCATCACAAATTTCCATGATTTCATCGTTGGTTAATTGACGTTCAATTGACTGACCAATATCAGATAAATTTTTCAATGCTAGTTCTTTACGCAAATCATCAATTTCTTGTTGCATTTTTTCTTGAATCATTTGATTGGTGATCATTCCTGATGCCCAGTCAGGATCTTTTTTAGCTTCTTCTTGCCATGTGGGTATCATAATAACTGCGCCTTTTTAGCATCTTTAGCTTTAGAAATACGCTCAATAGCTACTTTGTCTTTGCTTAATTCTTTGTATGCTTGGCCATACGCTGATTTCAATGTATCTATATCTAAACATTCGTTAATCATGTCTATCCAATGCGTACATAAGTCTGTTAAATCTACAACTTCTTCATCTGGCAAATCCTCACCAGCGTAAATATATAAACCTAGACCATGTAATGCTATTGCTTTTGCTAAACAACGCTGCATAGCTGTATTAACTGCAAATGCGTCTGGATTAGGCATAGCTTTGTTTTGGTTGTTCATAACAGGCAATTGAGCAGTCATATCTTTGCCAAACGCTGTAACTGTACAGAACA